GCAATTTATATATACGAGACGGATCGATTAGCCCTCCATCTCTATGTTCCCAATTACCGCAACCCCGAGCAAGCTCGGTATCGGTTTAATCGGGAAGGTGCTGAATTTATCCAAGCCCTTCCTGGTCCAGCTGACGTTTCTGTTGGCACTCGTCTTATGTTCGAAAACAGTTTCCGCTAAGCCTAGAGTCATGGCTATCAATTCTTCTGCATATCTAAACCCGTCTCAGCTACTGCAATATGCGCAGAATGCTGGGTTTCAGGGTGCAGACGCACAAAGAATGGCTGCTATTGCCATTGCTGAATCTGGTGGCCGCCCGACCGTAATCAACAATAACCCAAGAACGGGAGACAACTCTTACGGTTTAACCCAGGTAAATATGATCGGTTCTTTAGGTCCAGCAAGGCTTAAAGAATTTGGACTTCAAAATGCCAATCAGCTGTTAGATCCACAAACTAACTTCAATGCCGCCAAGAAGATTAAAGATTCTTCTGGCTGGAATGCGTGGACAACTAATAATACGCCAGCATTTAAACAAGCTTTAGTTCAAGTTCAAAAAGCTGCCGGTGGTCCTGCTTCGCCACTGCCTTCTGCGCCTAATCCAACTACAGCAGCAAACCCATCGCAACAAACCCAACCGCGCAATATTTATAACATTTATTACGGATCACAAGCTCCTGCAACGGGAGAAGATTTTTTAAGTGATTATCTACCAAAAGTGCCTACATTTGATCAAACTGTAGCAAATTCTTTACTTTCTTCCGCATTTGCTTCACCGGAGATGTGATGCCCAGTATTTTTAATGTCGGGACAATTGCGAAGCCTGGGGCAGATTTTGCCAGCACAGGCCCTCATCTTCACGTCGGTGTGCAAGATGCTAGCGGAAAATACTTAAATCCAGAAACCGCTAGATCTTTTTTATTAAATAGAATTCTTGTCGGACAGAACCAAACGCCCTTGTATGCACAACAAGGGTCTAATTGGTCTGGAGCTTATCCTGTAACTTCGCCTTTTGGTCATAGAGATGCTCCTACAGCTGGGGCATCAACTGAACATCAAGGTGCTGATATTGGGATTCCGCAAGGCACCAAGCTTGCATGGTCAGCGCTCCCTGGAGATGTATATACGCCAGATAAAGGCTACGGGACAATTCAAACTACAGACCCCCAGGGGCATCCTTATACCGTTAAACTTTTACATACTACTCCTGGGGCAGCAACACAGCTTCCGCTAGCACCTAGCCAACAGCCTTCGGCACCAACCTCTGATGCCACTGGCAATGTTTATAACATTTATATCAATAAAGATCAAAACAATACAAGTGAATTTTTGAAAAATTATGCTGCTTCTTCTGGACTTACTTCCGCCCCAGCAGTACCAACAATTAACTATCAAGCCTTAGTGGCAAGCGCTTTTGCGCCCCCTACTATGTGACGCCATGAGGTTTGCTCAAGTCCCTGGATACAGCCCTAGTTTTCCTGTAACGTATGGAAATTTGTATGGTGATGGGAGTATCACAACAGCAGGATTTAGTGACCCATTTAACATGGATAGAACTGTAAAAAATTTACACTGTCCTTATGTTGTTGCTTATAACGGAATTGAAAAACCTCAGTTTCAATTAAATAATCCTGCTTATATGAGAGAAGTAGATCGTTCTCATGCTGACCCACTTCCACCTGTTGCGCTGGGTAAAAATTCGCAACAAAATAATCTTATGGGGGTGTATTAGCGGTGCGGACTTTAGGTAGCTTTAATCGACACGTACACATCCCCAGTCATCCTGAAGATAGAATCTTCGCTGGCTCAGGTACGCCTGCAAAACATCCATTAGCCACTGGCGGTTACGATGTAGGCATCCATCGGAATGTTGATCCAGGGGACACTCCATTACCAAGTGGGGGTGAAAAATTCTTCCAAGGACAGGGACAATCTAGACGCAGGAAACCGGAAATACGTATGGCAGGCCAAGCGTTAGATGCCGACATAAAACAAAGTTCAGGTCTTCAACAAGCGTTTGCACCTCCTATGATGGGTGCAGCAGAACTTAGAACTCCGAATTTACCTCAATAAATCAAAATGGGACAGACCACCAATAACACCAGTACTGGATCTCAAGCTACAAACCAACTGGCTGCAAAATTAGTTGGACCTGGCACGTACGCTAACAGAATGTTATCTTCTATGCCAGTAGATGACGCCACGAGAAACCGTATTGCCGGTCAAACACTAACAGCAATTAGTGGTGGTGACCTGACTTCAGATTCAGATATTGTTGATGCACTAAGCTATACCAATACTGGAATCAAACTTCCAGGCTCTAAGTACACAAAACAAGGACTCCAATCAGGCTCAGTTGCGCCGACAATTGACTACACTAGTGCATAAGCTAGAATAAATACAATTCAAGGGTTTTAAAATTTTCTCATGGCTGACAAAGGCAAGATGCCTCCTCAACTCTTGGCACATTTCAAATCTAAAGCAGAAGAGAAGGGTGAAAAAAGCGAAGCTCCTGCTGAAGAAAAGAAAGAAGGTGACAAGGAAAAACGGAAAGAGGCTGTAAAGAAAGCAAGGATTAGAATGGAGGAAAGCAGCCGGAGGAAGGGTAGTGACAAAACGCAAGAAGCTGGTAAAGGAAGCACTCAAGCATCCTGACCAATTTACTCCAGCTGAGATCCGCTATATGGAGCTGTGGTTGGATGAGAAGAAACGCCAGAAGGAACTAAAGAAAGAGACTGCGCTACAATAGGATTAACTGATTAAAAGAGAAAAGCGTGTCTAGCAGCAGCTCAAACAAAATGCCGATGATGGCTGACCGTCCGGCAACCATCAGCACGTTGCTTACGGTTGCGTCAGGTCAGTCATTTTCTACTAACTTGATTCCCACGGCAGTTGGTAACGCAACCAAGATTTTTGACGCCGACTCAGCACTCACAGATACTGCCATTAGTGGCGCGTACATTGATGAAATTTGGCTTCAATATACAAAACGGAATACTTTATATATTGATGCTTTAACTCCAATTTCTGGAACATATTCTGCGAACAGTACAACCGTTACTGTCACAGCAAGCAATCACAATCTTCAAATTGGCCAAAAAGTTTATTTAGACTACACCAGCTATAGCTCTGGTTCTCTCCCTGTAGATGAAATTATCACTGTTACTGGAGTAACAACGACAACCTTTACGGGCACGACAGCTGCTTCAGTATCTGGCCCTATTACAGGCAACGTCAGTATTTATAATCCAATTGATATTTGTTTTTACGGTGTAAATACCAGCTCTGTAACCAATATTAACCAGTTCTATCCGTTGTTTGTTGCCAGTGTGCCTGCCACATATGACAATCAATACTTTAGTTTGACCGAGAAAAATATTCTTCCTTTGGTTAATCACCCTGTACCCCAAGCTGGTGCCAACTTTACAAGCACAAACAGCACAACTTCCCCTAAAATGCGTGGTTTGATGGTGCCTCGTGGCGCTGCCATATATGCTGCAGTTGGTGGCACTACTTCATTAACTAACGGTTTCTACGTCGGCGTTCAAGCTGCCTACTATTGATGTAACCCGTGGCCTTTGGAAGCAACAGCTTCGGCGGTAACTATAAAGGGTTTGATGGAGGGCTGTCAAAAGGTTTTAAAACACCTGGCGAAAAACTAGAAATAGATTTTACCGATCTCGATAACCCTTTTAAATTTACGCCTAGGGATTCTGATTATAGAAGCCGAATTGGCTTTTACGATCAGGAAGCATTGTGGACACGTTGGCGCCGTGGATATGAGCTTTACACAATCACACAAAGTGTTTTAGGCGCACGTGCAGATAAAAGAGCAGAGTACGGCGATTTTCGTATGTACTGTGCCTACCAGCTATTCCCTGGTGTTTTCATTCCAGCTCGCGTATTTACTTTTCCTACGAATAATCAAGAAATTAATGAACAGATTGTAGGTATTAGAGATGCAAATGGTTTTAATTTTTATAATTTTGGGCTTTCTATTCTTGCCGTTCGTTATTTAGGAACTTCAGCAAAAGGAACATACTCTCAATCAGGTACTACAGTCACAGTTACGTTAAAAAACCACGGTTTTCAACCTAATGATAATGTTTATTTAGTTTTCACAAGTGGTACTGCTGTAACTTCAACGTTAACAATTACAGCAATTACTGCAAATACATTCACCTGTACTGCTTACGGATCTTTAACCACTTCCGGCAACGTCACTGTAGCTGTTTCAACGGGATTTTCTGACCTTCGCTGGACCGAAACACGTGTTAAAGTGCGGGCAATTTTTCCGCCTATACCTTTTCTCGTTAATGAACGACTGGTAGATCGTGTTGTTGAGCGGGATCCAGGAGTTTTTTCTTCTTATAGCAGAGTCGGGACAACTGTAACAGTTAATTGTACTGCTCCACACGGCCTGTCTACGGGTAATTTAATTTTTGCTGCAGTATTGGGGGGCAACGTAACATCAAAACAATATGTTGTTACTGTTATTTCTACTACGCAACTTCAGTTTACAACAACAGATAGTGGAGTCACCGGAGGAACATTAATTGTCAACAGATTAATTCCTGGATATGATTACAATAATTATGTCGGTTATACAATGACCGGCGTCGATTACACTACCAATGAATTAATTTTTCAACGAGCAGAGAGCTACGGCGCTAAGACTGTAAATAATCTAGCTGTCACTACTGTTCCAGCTGAGCGTGGTTTTATTGTTGGTAGATTTTTAACAACAGAAATGCGTTATCAGTGCACATGTCAAGATTACATGCGCCGAGAAGGTTACAATTTATACGATGATAATATAAAATCACGTTTTCCTGTAACACCAATAACTTCTGTTAAGCCTGGTCAGCGTTTAAACAAAGACAATTCACTTACCAATGAACGTGATGACGATGGCGTTTACCATGACTTAGGGTTCATTACGCCCACTGAAGGTTTTTATAAATTACCTGATTATGCAGACGTTGCATCTACGTCTTACACAAACTTGCAATACTACCAACTCCGATGGTGCAAACATATTTATGCAGCTTTATTTTCTATTAACCATGAAGAAGGGAATATCCCCATTTTAGGCAATGGTCGGTACCAGCAAACAGGACCTAACATCACAATAAAAATAATTAATCACAAGCTGGCTGCCAACGGTAAAATTCAAGTGGATTTTACAAGCGGAACTGCTATTTCAGGAGAATATACAGTAACGCAAGTAATTGATGACAACAATTTTAAAATTATTTATCCATTTAGCGGGACTACAAACGGATATTGTATTGTAAGCAATATAAAAAGGCACCAGTTCATAGATGCATGGTTATTAGAACCCAGTGATAAGCCAATTGGTGATGATTTAGACACTTTTTACAATAATTTTAATAAAGAGAATAAGCGCCTAAGGCAGTCAGCGGAGCGTTTGTTGATGATGAAGCAAGGTATGAAGTGGGTGGGAAGTACAACAATTACCGGTGCATCAAATCTTCCTCAACAAGTAGCAAATTATACGCCTCAACTAGCAACAATGATGATGACAGATGATATCAGGAGGACTGATGGTGCTTTGAATCGTTCAGGTATTTTGCAGAACAGTACACAGCGTATGTCTGCCATGATGAGTAAGCTTATTAATGTAGAGCCAAGCCAAATTTTAGGTGAAAACTTTGGCATGCTTGATCAACCGCTGTATAACTACGACACAACATATCAATATGGTTTATTAAATGGCGGTTTTTATTTAAATGGAGTTCCTTATGCTGTACCTGGAGCCAGTACTACAACACCAGGTACCGTTACAGAGGACCCTAATACAGTGACAATTCTTGATTGTTTAACCTACAATCCATATATTAGCCAAGAATTTACGGTTGACGCTGGTAGTTACGATTAATTATGACTGTTCAAATCCTTAGCCGACGTTCTACACTTCTTTATGATAGGCCCCTACCAACTCGTCTTGGGATTGGTGAAATTGCTTTAAATGCAAATGCTGGGGATCCTGGTATTTACTTTGCCGATAGCGCCAACTCAACGTTAATTAAAGCTGGTCCTACCTTTGTAGGAAGTACTGCACCGAATTTAACCCCCACTGGGTACGCGTTCCTATCTAAAGGTGAATCCTGGTTAGATACGGCAAGCACTCAA